GTGAATGGCGGCGTGTACGACACATCCTGGCGCGGCAAGAACATCGGCTTCGTGGATGCCTCCAACGGCGCCCCGAACTTCGCCGGTCAGTCCACGCTGGTTCTCGATTACGCATCGCTGAACACGACCAACACGCTGCCGTTCCGAGTGCTCGGCGTCGCTGGTCTGCCCGGCGGCCCGCAGAACCCCGCGAATACCTATCCGTGGATCATCGTGAAGATGAACACCGCGGAAGTCCTGAACCCCACCGGCATCTGATCGGAGACCCTAGAGATGGCCATTACATCCTCTCAGATCCCCGGCGCATTGCTGCCGGGTGCCCGCAAGATCGCTGGCATGTACAACGACATCCCAACGCAGTGGTCGCTGGTCTACGCCACCGGCACGTCGCACATGGAGGCGGAGCGCACGATCCACATGCGCTACCTGCCCCTGCCCGAACTGAAGCAGCAGGGCACGCCGACGACCTTCGACAACGGCGCAGGACAGCGGTTCACCTACAACCACATCCACGTCGCGTTCGGCCTCGGCTACTCGTTCACCCGCGAGGCGATGGACGACAACCTCTACAAGTCGGCCTTCAACCCCGCGAACCTCGGCCTGGTGTCCTCCTTCAAGCAGATGGAAGAAATCCAGGGCGCCGCGACGCTGAACACCGGCAACGTGCTGAACCCGCAGATCGGCGGCGACAACCAGCCTCTGTTCTCCACCAGCCACCCCATCGACGGCGGCGTGGTCGCGAACACCCCGCAGGTGCAGGTTGGCCTGAACGAAGCCTCGCTGACCATGGCCAACAATATGGCCCGCCGGTTCCGCGACAACGCCGGCCTGCTCAAGCCCGCCCAGGCCCGCAAGCTGGTGGTCCCGGTTGAACTCCGCCACGTCGCCAAGCGCCTCATGGAAACCGAACTGCGCCCCGGCACGACCAACAACGATACGTGGTCCGTGAAGGAGAACAACGACCTGTCGAACGGCTACGTGGTCCTGGACTTCCTCACGTCGCCCTACGCGTGGTTCGTGCTGACCGACGTCGGCGGCCTGATCTACCTGAACCGCACGCCGTTCGAGACGTCCATGCAGACCGACTTCACCACCGACAACCTGATGGTGAAGGCCTATCAGAGATTTTACATGGGATATGACGATTTTCGCCTCGGTGTTGGCGTTTATCCCACGAACTGAACGACTTGCGCGCCGCCCCGTGAAACGAACTACGGGGCGGTTGCGAAACAAACGCATAGCGGGCAACCCACAATCGGCGCCCCGGCGCCCCGCCCAATGGAGCGCGTGAATGAGCACCACAAACCTTTCCGGCCCGCAGATGGTCTATGGCGCGACCGGCTCCCTGCCGAACGCGACCTTTGGCGGCGGCGGCTCTCCCGATCCCAACCCCGATGCGGGGCCGAGCGGCGTATTCCAGGGGACGGCATGGCTTGATCCCCGCGTCTTTTTCAACAAGGACGGGACCACCGGCGGCACGGGCGTGGTGCAGGCGCACCTGCCGGCGCCTTACATGAAGTCGATCAGCCAGATCCCGGCAACGCTCGCGGCCAACAACATCGCGGCGGCGCAGGCAGTCACGAACGGCACGGCCATGACCCTGGCCGCGGCTTCGGTGGGCATCGAGCGCAACATCCCGGTCGTCCCCTTCTCGGCGCAGTTGAATGGCTCGGCGCCCGTGACGGCGGCGATTGCTCTGGATTTCGGCTTTGCCTTCGGGAACGTGACCTCCGGCAGCACGTCGGTCACCGTTTCCAGTTCCGCCCTGTTTTGGGTCGGCATGCCCATCGTGATTGCCCGCGTGGGCAACTCTGGTGGCACAGCTCCCTTGCTGACGATGGTCACGGCGATCGTGAGCACGACCGTTATCACGATCATGAACGCCCCGCTGGCGACCAGCACAACGGCGGCGATCGGGACCGGCAACCTGTGGGGGCCCAACCCCATCGGGTATCCCACTCCGACCGCGGCCTTCCCGTTCCTGGCGCAGGGCCCGGCCATGATTCTGGATCCCCGACAGGCTCTGATCCGCGGCATTCGCATCGTTGGCGCGGGCGGCTCGACGGGGGGCAACTTCCTGGTGTCGGGGTATGACATTTACGGTCAGGCGATGTCCGAACTGGTCACGGTGGGCGCGGCTGCCACGGGCTACAGCCTCAAGACCTTCAAGTATGTCACGTCGGTGGTGCCGCAATTCACCGATGCCGCGACCTACACCGTGGGCACGGCGGACATCTTCGGGTTCGGCTATCGCTCGACGGTCTGGGAATACACGGACGTCTACTGGAACGGCGCACGCCAGACGAGCGTGACCGGCTGGGTGGCGGCGGATACGACCTCGCCGGCGACCACGACCACAAACGACGTGCGCGGCACCATCCAGACCAGCGCGACCGGGCCGGGTTCGGGTATTGGCGCGAATGCGTCGAACGGCACCATTTCGAGCCTCGCCATGAGCGGCCGGCGCCTGGAAATGGGAATCACGCTGCGCCCGGTCGACGTGCTTCAGGGCATGCCCACGGATGCGGTGTCGCTGTTTGGTGTCACGCAGGTTTAAAGAAGGCGCGCACCATGAAGAAGTGGCTCTATGCGGTGACGGCGCTGGCGGCAATGTGTGCCCCAGCGTCGGCGCAGGTGGTCAGCACGAAGACCGGGCAGACCTACACGTTCACGAACTCGGACTGCGACCAGAATGGCCGGCGCCTGATCCTGTTCAACAACACGACGGGCGTGGCCGCTTCATTGCCGCAAGCCGGCGGCAGCGGCCTGTTTCTGTCGGGCTGCATCATCAAGGTCCAGAACATCGGGACCGGCAATGTCGTCATCACGCCAGTCACCAGCACGGTCAATGGGGCGGCCAGCTTCACCCTGCTACCAGGCGCATCAAGCTCGGTCGTGGCGGATGCCGGCCCTGGTGCGGTGGGCAACTATTGGGCGGCGGTAGGCGGCGCTCCGGCTGGCGTTGAAGGGCGGATCGCGCTGTCCACCATGCCGGCCTACTTCACCCTGGGCGACTTTTCGGCCAACCCGCGTCCCGCAAAGCGGCGTTCCGCGCAGATCAGCGCGACGAACTCCACGACGGGCGTGCAGATCGAGACTACCTACTCCATCACGGCGGAGCAGTTGGTTTGCACAAGCGGCTCGACCACGGTGACGATGACGCCGGGCGTGTTTCCCAACAGCGCGAGCCAGAACAATACCAAGCGGATTCGCCTGCCCGGCTGCGGCGTTGCGGGCGCTACCTTGATAGCGGACGTCACCTCGATTTCAGCCGCGGGCGCGACCCAAACCATTGTGATCGGCTCCGCGGCGTCAACCACCGTGAGTGCTGCGGCGCAGGTCGTGATTGGGCCGAACGGCTTGTTCCCAGCGACAACGCCATCCACTGCCAAGCGGTTGACCTACAACATTGCCATCTATGCGCCGGTGACATTTGCCGCCGGGGGCACCACGGTAACGCTGCCGTCCGGCACCTTCGCCACCTATGACTACACGCAGCCGGGCTATGTTGGCGGGTATTTGGCGGACATCGCTATCCCGAACGCGACCGGCACGGGCTGCGCGGATACGCTGGTGACCAAGGTGACTGCGGTCAACGGCACAGGCGCCATTGCCACGGTGAGCGACGCCCCGACATGCGCTTTGACGAACGTCTCGCGGTGGACGTACTGGGGGCAGGCCCTCTTTGGGCCGGCGGACGTCAACGCGGCCATCGAACTTCTGGACAGCGCAACGGCCGGCACGACGCCGCTGGTGACCACCATTGCCTCCGTGACCGATCCCAGCCACATCGTCCTGGCAAACAACAACCAGGGAACCAAGACGAACTACCCCACGCGGCTGACTTGGGGGCCGGACGTCACATCGTCCTGGGTTGCCATGACGGCGGCGGCGCGGGCGGCGGGCTTCCAGTATCTGTATGTCCCGGTCGATTATGCCTACTTCCTGGCGACGGGCACGCAGACCAGCCTGATGCAGAACGGTGCATCCATGCTCTGGTGCGGCGAGGGCAACATCTACCTGCCCACGTCTCTCGGTCTGATCCGGCCGGTTTCCCGTGCATGCAATGCGGGCGCGGCGCCTCCCTTGGCGGACTCCACCATTGTCCCGTCCGTGCATCTCCGCACTTCGTCGAACAGCGGCAGCACGCTTCGGTTGGCGTTCATTGGCGACAGCCAGTTGACCTACAACTACAATTCGATGGGGCGCATGACGATGCCCCAATACATCTGCGACGCCTTCAAGCGGCAGAACCCGGCCAAGACCGTCCTGTGCGATAACTTCGCGATTGGCGGCCAGGTGTTCGGGTCCTTTGATCCGACCGGACCTGACTTCGGCAACGGCGCCGGCATTCCCTCGGGATCGACCTTCCCGACGTGGTACACGCCCACGACCAACCAATGGTACACCTTCGTCATGGCGTCGTGCCCGGACGCGGTGATCCTGAAACTCGGCTACAACGACGGCAAGAACCTGCTCTGGTCAGCGGTGCAAAGCACCATGAACCTGCTTCAGGGGACAACGTGGCGCACGGCATGCGGCAAGAACCCGGACGTCTTGATTGCGACGGAAGGCTCCCCGGGCATGGCCACCGCGTCCAATTCCTCCAGCACGCAGGCCAAGGACTACTCCATGGCCTACCTTCGTGGGTGGGCGCTCTCGTGCGAATACCGCCTGACGAACGGCGGTTGCCCTGGCCTGATCGACATTGGCCGCGCTCGCGCGTTGACCAACCTCGGCTGGTCGCAGGATCAGTTGGCCCCGAGCCGGGCTGACTATCTGGTGCCTCCCTCCACCGCGAATGACGGCATCGACGTGTCGGCGGCGCAGTATGTGTGGCCGGTCCCGATCTACGACTATCAGGTGTTCATGAACGGGTTTCGCGTCACCGCGACAACTCCGGCCCTGTGGTGGGCGTCGGTCGGCACCATCGACTTCTCCCTGGGCAACGGCGCCTCCGGCACTCCCGAGTCCGGCGGCACTCAGACGGGCCTGACCACGCCCTACAGCGGCGGCCACCTCCGGCTGGCCTATGATTCCGGCACGGGCAACTACACCGTGCGGTTGCGGACCTTCGACGTCGATACGGCGGCGACCGTTTCCGTGGCCACAACTACGGTGACGTGTGCCGCTGCTTGCACGAACATGGGCTTCGTGAACGCGAAGATTGAGATCCCGGGCGCCGGTGTTGCGGGCGCCACCTACACGGGCACCATCTCGGCCATCAACTCAGCCGGCACGTCCATCACCATCACGCCCGCGGTCAGCACGGCGCTGGTGAGCCAGGCGGTCACGCTGAAGTTCTACCACGAGCCGCTTGCGACGACGGACACGGGCGTGGCGGCAACATGCACGAACATCACGACAATCTGCGACAGCGCGTTCATCTTCTCCTTGAAGGGGAACACGGTCTCGATCTTCGACGGGACGTGCTTCAATTGCCAGCCGGTGTGGACCGGCCGCGTGGCGAAGTTTGGCGGCTACCACAGGCCGACCATCACGATATCGGGCACGTTTGCCCGCTATAGACTGACCACGAACGTGAACGGTCTGTCTCGCAGCGCGGGTTCTGACCCGGCCGAGGGCACCTTCTATCAGGTGAACCTGTCCGACACGAACGCATGGGGCTTGGATGACGAAGAAGGCCAGTGGGGCGGCGGCGGCTCCAACCATCCGTCGACCTTGGGCGATCAGATTGTCATGCCCGCCGTGATGGCCGCGCTGAACCTGAACGCCACGGCGACTCCGACGTCCTCGGCGGTCAACACGCCCCTGACGGGCTTCTCCTACTCGGTGCCCGATCAGCAGTTGTTCACGGCATTCACCCCGGCCGGCGTGTTGGCCACGGGCACCGTGACGCTGCCTCGGAATGTGCCGCAGGGATCGCGGGTGCAGATCATGTCGACGAATACGATCACGGCTCTGACAATCGCGGCGCCCTCGGGCTACACCCTGGCGGGCACGGCAGTCACAGCCTTGGCGGCAAACGCGACGGCGGCCTGGGTTCTCAACGGCACCGTCTTTTATCGGGTGCAGTGAAATGGGAAACCCATCATCCATCAGCCTCCAACTGAACGCGGCGGTCGCCAACAGCGTCTGCGTCGCTCAGGCGGTGGCCGGGGCCGGGAACCTGACGGTCAATGGTTCCTTGGCCACCGGCGGCGTAGCCACCTTTGATGCGCCTCGGCGTGTCCTGGTGGCGTCGTCGGGCAACAACGCGGCGGTCGTGTTCACCGTCACGGGGCTCAGTCGGGACGGGGTGACGCAGAGCGAAACCATCACGGGCCTGACGGCAGGCACGGACGCCTATACCGACATGGACTATGCTTCCGTGTCGGCCGTCTATTCTTCCGCCGCGTGCCTGGGGAACATCACCGTGGGCACGAACGGAATCGGGTCCTCGGAATGGATCATGGACAACTTCCTGGCGTCGTTCTGGGCGTTGTCCGTGGCAGTGGTGATCGACAGTGGATCGGCCACCTACGACGTCGAATACACCTACGACGACCCCAACAAGACGGGGACGTCTCAGGTGGCTGAACCGCAGCAGTATTCGTTGCTGCCCACGTCCTACGTCCCGCCAACCGCATGGCGTCACCCGACGCTGCGCGGCCTGACAACATCGTCTGACGGCAACTTCGCCAATCAGCCGGTGATGGCCCATCGTGTTACCGTGACGGCCGGCACGGGACAGGTTACGATGCAGTCGATGCAAGCCGGCATTATCTCGTAAGGAGTGACCCCGATGAAGAAAATGAAGCAGCCGATGGCCATGAAGGAAGCGCCGGGCCTGGCGCGTCGCGCCCGCGGTGGTGCGATGACCCCCTCCTCGCCGCTGTCCGGTGCGGGCAACATGAGCAAGAAGCCCTATGAGGGTGGCAAGATGCCGGTGGACAGCCATGCCGCGGGCAAGGACAAGACCAGCTATCGGAGCCGGTAACGGCCCCGCCATGGGGGCGTGAGCAATGACCACTTCCGGCACCTACGCGTTCGAGATGGCGAATGCCCAGCTTCTGTCTGAGGCATTCGACCGCATTCAAATCAGGGGGCCGGCGCTCACCCGGTCCCATCTGACCAGCGCCCACCAGAGCCTCAACCTGGAAATGAGCCGGTGGGGGAATATGGGAATTTCCCTCTGGAAGGTCACCAGCGGCACCATCAATCTTGCGGCCGGCACGGCGACCTATGCGCTGCCGCAGCAGTTGGAATTGCTGACCGACCTGACCTACCGGACAGTGAACGGTTCGACGGCGCAGGACGACAACGACCGCTACATGCTGCCCCTTACGCGCCAGCAGTATGCGATGATGCCGGCCAAGGGCACGCTTGGGGTTCCGACGCAGTACTGGTTCCAGCGCCTGCCCACGCCGCAGATCACGCTCTACCTCGTGCCGTCCGCCGGCGCCCCCGACTACATCCTGGTCTGGTATGGATTGCTGCGGATGGAGGATGCGAGCCCCACGGGCGGGCAGACCCCCGACATTCCCTACCGGGCCTATGACGCCCTATGCGCCGCCCTAGCGCATCGGTTGGCCATCAAGTTCTCTGAGCCCGGCGTTGTCGCCGCGCGCAAGGCGGATGCGGCCGAGGCTTGGGCCGAGTTCACGTCGAACGACCAGGAGATTGGTAGCGCGCTGGTTGCCCCGAACGTCGGCATGTATGGGCGTCTCTGAGGGTGGCCTACGGGAACCGCATCGGGCGGGCGCGGCTCAACCCTCGGAAGCCTTCTGCCTTTGGCGTCTGTGACCGTTGCGGCACCTGGTATCTCCTGAACGACCTGGGGCGGCAGTTTCAGTGGACCGGCCCAGCGTTGCAGGATCTCGGGATTCTCGTGTGCGCGCGGTGCAACGACGTTCCTCAAGAGCAATTCCGCACCGTCATCCTGCCGCCCGATCCCGTGCCGCGCATCAACCCCCGGCCGGAGGTCAACACGACCCTGGCGGCGGTGGCGGACGGCAATGTGCCGGTGGCGCCGTTCAACCTGGGGTTCTCGGTCTACGTGCTGGGTGCCCCGGCGATCGGGCGCATTCCGACCACGAAGTCCGATGCTTTGGCGGCGATAGCGGTAGCGTCCGGTGTGGCCACGCCAGGCACCGAGGTGGATCAGTCCATCACGATCGCGACGGCGCAGGTGTCGCAACAGGTGATGGCGGCAAATGTGGCGCGTGCCTGGGTTGCACTCTACAACCCGTTTGTGTCCCCGATCGCGATAGCCACGGGCACCGCGGTGTGGGGTGCGGATACGAACGTGATGCTGGGGCCGGGACAGGCTATGTTCTGGGCAACGGCGCAGGGCAACGGCACGCCCTGGGCTGGCGTGATTTCGGCGGTCAGCCTGGCGGCCGGCACGGTGTTGTGGGCTTGGGAGGCATGATGTGGCGGCGCAAACCTGGGACAGTATTCGCGAGGCGGTAATCGTCGCTCTGACGCAGAGCCCGTCGCCCTACACGGACGTGCCGCCTGATTTCGAGGTTCTGTTCCCCCAAGGCACGAGCTACGCGGAGAACCGCATCTATCGCGAGATGACGCCGCTGTGTGCCAGGACGCAGAACAGCAGCCTGTCGACCGTGAGCGGGTCCCGCACCATCGACCTGTCGGCCATGACGCCATTGCCGGTGCTGGTGCCAGAGGGTGTGGCGCTGGTGATGCCGGCGGCGACGCTGCCCGCGGCGGGCACGCGCTACCAATATCAACTGACGTCGCTGGATTTCATCGACACGGTATGGCCGACTGAAGCCACGACTCTATCCCCTGTGGCAGCCGAGTATCGCGGGCGCTGGTGGGCGATGCAGGATGACGCCACCATCGTTATCTGCCCCACGCCTGACGCCGCCTACCGGGCGGAAATCACAGGCCTGTTCCAGCCGGAGCCGATCAGCGCGACGAACCAGACCACCTACCTGTCCACGACCTACCCGGAGTTGTTCGAGAACGCGGTGATGGTGTTCCTGACGGGCTGGCTGGAACGGAACTACGGGCCGCAGTCTTCGGACCCGCAGCAGTCGGTGTCGCACGAGAGCCAGTATCAGACGCTCTTGGCGTCCGCGATGGCGCAGGAACAGAGGATGCGCGGCCAGGGGACGGGGTGGACGGCCTTTACGCCGACTCCCCTTGCCAACCCGCCGAGGACCTGACGTTGCCAATTATTCCTTTCTCCTTGGCGTTGAAGCCCGGCGTCTCGACGCAATCCACCGCGCTCCAGACCGGCGCCGGGGTGAATAACTCGAACCTGATCCGGCACAAGGCGGGCCAGATTCAGAAGCTCGGCGGCTGTGTGCGGCTGTCCAATTCAGAGTTCATCGGCACGGCCCGGTCGCTGCTCCCGTGGGCTGACTTGAACCAGCGGCAATACATCGGCATTGGCACGACGTTGTTGTTGGAGGTCTACCAGGACGGAGAGATTTATCCGATTCAGCCGATCGAGGCGACTAGCGACTTGGCGGCACCATTCACGACGGTGGCGGCGTCGACCACGGTCACGATCACGGACGGTTTTTTCGCGCCGGTGGTTGGGCAACCGATTAACATTGTGAACATCACGTATGTCGACGGCATCACGCTCCAGGGGATTTACCTGGTGACTGCGATTGGCGTGGGAACTTACGACATTGAGGTAAGCACGCCTGCAATCGCGGGCGTCGCCGGCGGCGGTGACGTGCTGACGTTCGACACCACGATCACCCTCGACACCATCGAAATCACCCTTGGCGCGGCGACCTTTGTTGACGGGCAGGCGCTGGTCGTTGGCGTGTCCACCGCGGTCGGCGGCTTGACGGTAGAGGGCTATTACCCCGTCGTTGTGACGGCTGGCCCGGTCAACACCATCACGGACGATGAAGTTGCGCTTGTTACCGCGACCGGCCAAGAAAACGGCGGCGACGTCCGAATTGAGTATCTTCTGGTATTGCCGACAGGGGACTCCACCACAGGCGCCTACGGGTCTGGCGCGTATAGCGCCGGGCTTTATGGTGTGGGAACGCCCGGCGCCCCCGTCGTCCCCGTAACGTGGTGGCTGGCGTTGTGGGGGGAGAACCTGATTGCCGCCTACGCGCAAGGCACGCTCTACGAATGGACGCCGCCGGTGGCGATCGGGAACGTGGCCACGCCGGTGACGGGCGCCCCATCGGCCATGAACGGCGTGTTTGTCGCGGCGCCACAACAGCAGGCGGTGGCCTGGGGCATCTACTCGGCCACGCTCCTGGAGCAAGACGACCTTCTCATTGGCTGGTGCGACGTCGCTGACCTGAACGACTGGACGGCGACGGCCATCAACCAAGCAGGGACCTTCCGGCTGTCATCGGGCTCGCGCATCCAGTCCGGCTTGTGGAACGGCTTGTCCGGCTTGGTCTGGACCGACCTGGATTTGTGGTCGATGACCTATGTGGGCTTCCCGCTGATCTACGGGTTCAACCGGATTGGGGAGAACAGCGGACTGCTTGCCCCGCGGGCGGTTGGCGTGCTGGGATCGCTTGTGGCCTGGATGTCGCAGGACGAGTTCTTCATCTACCGGGGCGGTGGCGTGCAAACGCTGCCGTGCGACGTGCATGACTTCATCTTCGACAACATCGACCGGAACTATCAGGACTCCGTGTTCTGCGCGGTCAACTCGTCAATGGCCGAATTTGCGTGGTGGTATCCGACGCAGGGCAGCGAGGGCGTGTGCAACGCCTATGTAAAATGGAACTCGCTGGAGAACCTGTGGGATGTCGGCTCGGGATCCTTGATGTTGTCGGCCTGGGCGGACCAGTCCGTGGTCGGCACGCCGATCGGGGCTGACTACAACAAGCTGATCCAGCAGTTTGAGACGTCGTATGACTTCGACGGCGACCCGCTGGATAGCTGGTTTCTGACCGGCTTCTTCCAGATGAGCGAGGGGGAAGAATTTGTCACCCTCAAGCGCATCCTGCCGGACTTCACGCTGTCAGAGGGGGGCGTGGTGCAAGTCACGGTCTACGTCTCGGACATGCTGGTGCCGTCGAGCGCATATCCCGTCCGCACCTATGGGCCCTACACCGTGACGGCCGAGACGCCCTACTTCATCGTGCGTGCTCGTGGCCGGGTGATGCGGTTCAAGGTTCAATGCACCACGCTCAACACCTTCTGGCGCTACGGCAAGCCGCTGGCTGAAATCCAAAAGGAGGGCCGGCGCTGATGTTCCCGTCCGTGAAGGTCGAAGGCCTGGATCAGACCAACGTGCAGTTGGCCAACATTCTTCGCAGCCTCTCCGCAATCTATGACCGCTTGGGCTCGTCCTACGTCGCGACGTCCTCCAACAATGTCTGGACCGGGACCAACACCTTCAAGCCGCCGCCGCTCATCAACGCGGGCGCCACGTCATCGACCACTTTCCTGCCCATGGGCGCGCTGTCAAAGCAGACGTCGGTGGCGGGGATCGGGAATCTGGCGGACCTGACGGACGACACGCTGTTCACCTACACGCTGCCGGCGTCGTGCCTGGATGCGAACAACCAGGGCATCGTGATCGAGGCCTTCGGGTCCTTTGCGGCGAACGGCAACAACAAGACGGTCAAGTTGTGGTTCGGCGCGTCGATGGCGTTTTCGTCGGGCGTGCTGACGAACAACAACGTCGGGTGGAACGCGCGGCTGATCCTGAGCCGTACGGGCGCGTCGGCGCAGATCGGGACTGGCTCTGGCATGGCTGGCTCAACACCCTTCCCCGTGCCTGTGCCATTGATCGGGACCGAGGTGACGACAGGCGGGATCGTGCTGAAGGTGACGGGTGCGAGTCCGACGTCCGCGGCGGCGAACGATGTGGTCGGCCACGGCATGACCGTGTTCTTCGTGAACTGAGGGAGACGGCGATGCCCCTGCGTAAATCCGCGTCCAAGGAAGCCGTGTCCGAGAACATCCGTCAGTTGCGGTTGGAAAAGTATGACCCCAAGCAAGCGGTCGCCATTGCCCTCGACATCCAGCGGCGCAACCGGCGCGCTCGGGGCGGCGCGCTCGGGGACACACACCGCCCCGGCATCGCAGAGGGTTTCCTGGATGGGGACACCGCCGGCCGCGCCGATCGACTGCGGACGGTAGCCCCCGCCGGCGCCTATGTGATCCCGGCCGATATCGTCTCGGCGCTCGGTGAGGGGAACAGCGCGGCCGGCGCCCGTGTGATTCAAGATATGATCGCCCGGCGGTCTATGATGCGCGCGGCAGGTGGTGATGTGCCCCAGGGGGCATCGCCGGTGCTATTGTCTGATGGCGAGTTTGTCGTGAAGCCGGACGAAGTGACCGGGTTCGGCCGAGGCGACCACAAGAAGGGGGTTCAATGGTTCGACCGTTGGGTGGTGGATCAAAGACGGAAGCACATCCGCAAGTTGCGGAAACTGCCGGGGCCGGTGAAGACGTGACCGCGGCGCCGTCCGAGGATGATGGCGGCATGGTCGTGCGGCGCGTCCACCTGGAACGCCTGGGTGGCGGGGACGCGCGGAAGGGGAAGGGGGAGCTTCTTGCGTGGCTGAAGTTCTGGG